AACTAGTTACAATAAAGGTTCTATTGACTTTGATAACGGATCACGAATTGTTGCGCAAACTACTACAGAAACAACTGGACGGGGTATGAGTATTTCATTACTCTATTCGGATGAGTTTGCATATGTCCGTCCTACTATCGCCCGTGAATTTTGGACAAGCATTTCACCCACATTAAGTACTGGTGGTAAAGCTATTATTACTAGTACCCCTAACTCAGACGAAGACCAATTTTCTATTATATGGAAAGAAGCTAATAAATGTATTGATGCGTATGGTAATCCAACTGAATTAGGAACAAATGGATTTCGTGCATTCAGATCCTATTGGAATGAACATCCAGATAGAGATGAAAAATGGGCAGCAGAAGAACAATCAAGAATCGGTGAAGATCGCTTCCGCCGCGAGCACGATTGTGAATTTTTAATTTTTGATGAAACCTTGATTGGAGCAAGTCATCTAGTAGATATGGTTGCTACTCCTCCACTTGAAAAACAAGGTCAAATTAGATGGTATGCAAAACCAAAACGAGGACAAACATATGTTGTCGCTCTTGATCCAAGTCTAGGTACTGGTGGCGATAATGCAGCTATTCAAGTTCTTGAATTGCCTAGCTGTATTCAAGTAGCTGAATGGCAACATAATCGTACTCCAGTTAAATCCCAAATAAATGTAGTAAAAGAAATTTGCAATTACATTCATGAACAAATCGGAAACGAAAATAATATCTATTACAGTGTTGAAAATAATAGTTTAGGCGAGGCAGCATTAATATCAATAGCTGAAGTCGGCGAGGAACATATTCGTGGAACCTTTCTATCAGAACCATCAAAAGCCGGACAAGGTAGAAAAAGAAAAGGGTTCACTACCACTAATAAAAGTAAAATTGCTGCATGTGCCAAGTTTAAGAACATGGTTGAGTATAAGAAACTAACAATAAACAGTGGCAATCTTATCAGTGAATTGAAGAATTTCGTTGCAAGTGGCGGTAGTTTCTCTGCTAAACCTGGAGAAAAGGACGATTTGGTAATGAGTATGCTACTAGCAATCAGAATCGTGCAATTACTACAAAATTTTGACTCTACACTTGATTCTAGACTCAGAGACGAGACTGATGAGGTTATCACTCCGATGCCCTTTATCATGATGTCATAAATACTATATTACCCAGCAAGGTTGGCATCCCATGAAAAATATTGAAAAAATAGCAGAGTTATTGTTTGATAAAATTCGCAGTAGATTTGAACATGTTACTTTAGGTGACGAACAAGCTAAAGATACAACTGATGCTGAACAAGCCAGGTTCTTTAACTTTGACTACATTAGTTCAGCTAAAAAGAATTACGGTAACATTACTTTAAGCCTTGCTGATGAAACCAGTTTGAAAGTTTACTTCAGCAAAAACTTGAGTGAAAAAATCAAAGGCATAGAACAAAAAGAATGGTTTGATTTCTTACGCGGTCTACGATTGTTTGCTAAACGCAACTTGCTAAAGTTTGACACCAGAGATATCAATAGAGATAATCTTAATATCAGAGATGTAGAACAAGCATCTAAATCTTCCGATGTGTTCACTGCTAGTGAAAAACCAGTGACAGAAAGCAAGTTGCACGGTAATAGTCGTACTAGCTATCAAGATATGGGTCCTGTCAGACTAGTGGTTAAACATAGCGATGTTATTAATGATGAAGTGCGTGGCGCTAGGTCTAGAAAAATTGATAGCATGTTTATTGAAACAGCAGAAGGAGAACGCTTCCGTATGCCATTTAAGAAATTAAGTGCAGGAAGAGCAATGGCTGAACACATAGCACATGGTGGGCAAGTGCATGATGGGTTAGGTCAACACATTGTTCATATGGTTGAGGAAATGTCAAAACTTGGGTCATTTGTTCGCGGAACAAAACATCGTATGTTTGAAGACGAAGAAACTAAAAATATGTGTGAGGCTGCAGCCGAACGATATCATGAACTCAATAGTGGATTAAAGAAGCTAGGTGGCGGACGAGGATATAAAGAATATGCTGAAAGTTTTATGCCTGAACAACCACATGACACTACTGACATTGATCTTGAATCATTGAAAGAAAGATTCATGAAAAAAATGTTTGATGATCGGATGACTGATGCATTACCCTATGTATATCAGGCTCATCAACGCCGTCAACAAGCAAATGAAAACAAATACATCAGAGAGTTTGATGATTGGGCAGATGATATCACTGATGATGATTACAATAACCAAGACGGTAATTCAATCTCCGATGGTGCAATGGCCGAATTAAAAGAATTAATGAAAGAACCATTGGCCGTAGGTATAGATGGTAGTGATGCTATCAATGCACTGAATGCTACCATTGAGGATGATGCCCTATTCAGTGACATATTGGATTTAAGCAGAAGGGGAGATTCTGATGCTGATGCCCGCCCATTGGTAATTCAATGGATAGAGCAACATCAAACACCAGCCCAATCATTAGATCCGATTCCAGATATCAACAGTACTCCTGATAATGGAGCCGCTGTACCAACTCCACCGGTATCAACGGGTGAGGCAGCAGAACCCCATCCACAGAATGAAGATATCAATTCAATGAAACGGTTGGCAGGCCTAAGGTAATCCTCAAAATTTATGTTAAACAAAAAGGCAGAATTATTTCTGCCTTTTCTATTGCAAAGATAAATAAAGTATCGTATACTAGCGTTGTGCTGGTGTATTGATTAAGCACAAAACTAAGACCATCTTAATTTAACATAACATAAAAGGAAATACTATCATGGCAACAACTCTCGCAGAAATTCGCGCTCGGCTCCAAGCTAGCGACAACAAGCCACAAGGTGGCAACTCATCAACAGGTGAGTCAGTAATCTATCCACTATGGAACATTGCAGAAGGTACAAGTACGAAAATTCGTTTCTTGCCCGATGCTGACAACAATAACACATTCTTTTGGGTTGAACGATCACTAATTCGTCTCCCATTCTCTGGTATCAAGGGTGACGCAAATAGTCGTCCAACAATCGTACAAATCCCATGTATGGAAATGTATGGTCGTGACACTCCATGTCCAATTCTATCTGAAGTTCGTCCTTGGTTCAAGGATCCTAGTCTTGAAGTGAAGGGCCGTCAATACTGGAAGAAGAAGTCTTATCTGTTCCAGGGTTTCGTTCGTGAAAATCCAATGACAGATGACCGCGCACCAGCGAATCCAATTCGTCGTTTCATCATTAGTCCACAGATTTTCAATCTAGTGAAAAGTGCTCTAATGGATCCTGATCTTGAAAATCTACCCACTGATTATGAAAGTGGACTAGACTTCACCGTCACTAAGGGTGCAAAGGGTGGCTTCGCAGATTATAGCACTAGTAAGTGGGCCCGTAAGGAATCATCACTAACTGCTGCAGAAACTGCTGCAATTGACCAATATGGTCTATTCAATCTAGTTGACTTCTTACCAAAGAAGCCTAATGATGTTGAACTAAAAGTCATCAAGGAGATGTTTGAAGCATCTGTTGATGGTGAAGCATATGATGCTGAACGCTGGGGTCAATACTTCAAGCCAAGTGGTTTTACTGCAGCACCATCAGCAACTGCTGCTCCTGCAGCCAAGACTACATTTAGTGCTCCTGCAGCTAAGCCAGCAACTACAATTGAGGATGATGATGTCCCTTTTGAGGTCGCGGCTGCTCCAGCCCCAGCAGCCGCGTCAGTAGAAGCTAAACCTTCAAGCCAACGGGCTGAAGACATTTTAGCTATGATTCGTAATCGTTCTAAGGCTTAAACAATCTTATCTGGCAGGCTACCACATATTAGTGGTGTCTGCCTTTTTTAATTAAAGGAAATATATAATGGCAACTCGCCCATTTGACCTATCAAAGTTCCGAAAAGGAATCACAAAAAGTATTGAAGGGGTAAGCATTGGATTCAATGACCCCACTGATTGGATAAGCACTGGAAATTACGCACTGAATTATCTTATTTCAGGCGATTTCAATCGTGGTATTCCTCTTGGTAAAGTTACAGTATTCGCTGGAGAAAGCGGTGCTGGAAAAAGTTTTATCTGTTCTGGTAATCTCATCAAGAACGCACAAGCCCAAGGCATCTATGTTATCTTGATTGATACAGAAAACGCACTTGATGAATCTTGGCTACACGGCCTTGGTGTACAAACATCTGATGATAAACTATTGAAACTGAACATGGCTATGATTGATGATGTAGCCAAAGTTATTAGTGACTTTGTGAAAGAATACAAGGTTCTTGCAGCAGAAGATCGTCCTAAAGTCCTGTTCGTTATTGATTCATTGGGTATGTTACTAACACCAACTGATGTTAATCAATTTGAAGCCGGTGAAATGAAGGGTGATATGGGTCGTAAGCCCAAAGCATTGACTGCACTTGTCCGTAATTGTGTTAACATGTTTGGAAGTCTAAACATTGGACTAGTAGCCACTAACCATTCATATGCATCACAAGATCCGTACAATCCTGATGATAAGATTTCAGGTGGTGCTGGATTCATTTATGCAAGTTCTATTGTAGTTGCAATGAAGAAGATGAAGTTGAAGGAAGATGAAGCCGGAAACAAAGTCACTGAAGTTCTTGGTATTCGTGCGGGATGCAAGATAATGAAGACAAGGTACAACAAACCTTTCGAGGACATTCAGCTCCACATCCCATATTCAACTGGTATGAGTCCGTATAGTGGATTTTTTGATTTGATTGAGAAGAAGGGATTTGTTGCTAAGGAAGGCAACAGATACACTTATATAGACTTGTCTGGGGAAATTCATAAATATTTTCGTAAAGAATGGAGTCATAATACTAATGGTATCATGGATTTAGTTATGAGTGAATTTGAGCAGAAGTCTGCCAAAATCTCAGTAACTGAAGATACATTATTAGAAACTGACGCAGAATAACAGGAAAAATATGAGTTTAGATGTAGCAGTATTGATTGAGACCTATACCATTTTAAAGCAGTATATCCCATCAAAAGATCGGCAAGAAGCGGCAGATAATTTAATGGGTGCTATGGTAGATATGTTGAGCGATGATGAACTCAGCGAGTTTGGTGGTACCGACGCTCCATTGGGACGAGCATACAAAGAATATGCTGGTGAAGATGAAGATGATGAGATTGATCACGGGTTTGAAGATTGATTTCATATGTGGTATAACCGAGTAGTCAGTGACATCTCTAACATACCAAATTTTATAACTCATTACGAAGCCGAATTAGTTACTGCCAAGAGAGAATGCACAATTTTTGGTAGTATAGAAAAAAGTATTGCTGCATTACCAGGGATAACAGAATTCAGGTTCAATCAGCTACAAGAAATTGAAGCTGTATTGAATTATTTAAACCTGCAATTGCGCAAGATTCGTCGTAAGCATTTTCAGAAATACCTTGAAGGGTATGCTAGAGCATTAACTAGTCGTGATGCTGAGAAATATGTAGACGGTGAAGATGAAGTTATAGATTTTGAGACAATTATCAATGAAGTGGCCTTATTGCGAAATAAGTATCTTGGGATTCTTAAAGGATTAGAGAGTAAGAATTTTATGCAAGGTCATCTTGTGAAATTGAAGACATCGGGAATGGAAGATTACGCTCTCTAACATAATTGATTATCAGCAACATGCCAGAGAGTTGTTGATAGAGTGGCAGACATATAAGTCTGCCCAACCTGTTGCTGAGGTACTTGATATACAACAATACAAAGACCGTATTGAACATTTAGCCACTGAATTGAATACAGGGTTATTTTGTTTGCCTACCTCTAGTTCCTTGGAACAAAATTGTATTCAATTTGAGACTGAATTTTCTTTATTCAAAGAAAAGATTTTTGTGAATATACTAACGGGTCGTTCAAGGCCCTATTTTTAATAAATATATAATGCGTAACTTAATTGATTTAATAACATATAATTCTCTTATTACCGAAAGTCGTGGCTTAGGTGCAAGACAGTCTGGTGAAGAATTTGTAAGTACTACTGATCCTGAAGATAAAGTCTATGTAAAAAGTGTAGATTTTTATCCAGAGGATGCTGCTGCTTATGAAACTGAAGAAGAACGGAACATTGAACTTTCAAGAATAGTCCATTTAATTCCTAATGCTTATGTTGATTTAATAGGCAAGTTTAACAAAAAGCAATTGGCATTTGGTATAGCTATATTTGAGAGACCGGGTGACCCAACTAATATAGCATTTGTAAAGCCATTTGAGGCGATACATCCTGATCCTAGTCAGAATAAATGGGACAATCAAAAAGGAATACCTGGATTTAATTACAATAGCAAGAGTGCTAAAAAAGCTAAGTCTAAAATGGCACCTCAGGATATTTTGACTACGCAACAAAGCAATCTTAATCCTGATAGTATAGTTGTACAAATTGCAGCAAAATTTGGTGATGATAGTCCATTGACAGGACTTGCTCGTTCAATTGCAGATGGAGTAAAATTACCAATTTCGTTTGATGCACCTGAAGGTATGCATTTCACTGCATTCAGAGATTATTTTTGTGAATTGTTACATCCTATTGCATTGCAAACTGGAAATTTCAAAGGTAATGCTGGTAAAGCAGCAATGAAATTTTTAGGAAGGGATGACTTCAGTAATACCACTATTAATTTCGGTAAAGATAAAACCGAAGGGTTAAGTGATAGTATTCTTATTAGTCCTGAAGGTAAAAAAATCAAAGTAAGTAGTAAAGGTTCTAAAGGAGCAGATGCAAGCACTATTAATTTACTTAATGCTATAAATGAGTTGGGTGACTCAGCACTAACAAAAAAACACATAAAAATCATTGACCTGATTAAAAAAGTTTCGGCAGCTGGACAAGCCAACGCTCCATTATTATTGGGAATAGAATATGGCATTATTAAAGAAGAAGATGCTAATACTATAGTTGGATTTAAAAAAATGGCACAAACTACTTTGCCAATCGCATTAGGAATGAATCTTAACCCAACTATTAAAAAGTTGATTACTAATAAAGTTACTAAAAAACCTAACAATCTTAATTTGTATTTTCATTGTATTGCTGCAGTAGCGCATGAAGTCGCTGATTACATCAACAATAACACAAAATTTAGTGACGCGGCATCAGAAATACTAAACAACGGTGCATTAATACAGGTGTATACAAAAGCATCTCAATCAGGTGATAAATGGACAGTGAAATCATTTGATTCTATTTGGCCTGGTACCGCAGTTACTGGAGTAAAATTCACTGCAGGTAAAAATTATTATAGCACTGATATTAAAGGTAACTTTACTTTTAGCATCCTCTTCAATAATGCCACCTACGTAGAACCTGATCAAGAACCCAATGGCCCTAGTGTTATTTCTCCATCTGATGCTGAAGCGGCTGCTCCTAGAAAAGCACGAACTGAAATCACTCCAACTAAAGAACCTAAAAAACCACCACCTGAATCAATTGCAGGTAGATCACGCAGATAACTAACTCTCTTTAATAACTAAGCCGTAACGGTGCGAATTCATTGAAATTCTGCACCGAACGGCTTATTTTTATGCCGATTTGCATTGACTTAGGCGCGTATTTTTGTTAGTATACACTTACCACTAACATAGGTTAAAATAGCATGAAAAATTGGGTACTAGCATTAGGATTAACATTCGGCTCATTGTGTGCAAACGCAGGTGAATTACGAGCGGATCACGGTAAATCATACTATCCCACTGGACGAGGAGTAGGTGAATTACGAATAGAAACAACAGCTACTAACACTACAATCAAGGCCTCCATTGTACTTAAAGTACGGGGCAGTACTAATAACAATATTAACTATCATGGAGGACCTCTACTCAATAGTCCTAATGGAACCAATCTGTATTACATCTGGTACGGTAACTGGGCTGGTAATACAGCACCGTCAATTCTTACTGACTTTGCCAATGGGCTGTCTGGGTCGCCTTGGTATAATATCAACACTACTTACGCCGACGCTAATGGTAAAAAGGTCACGAATTCCGTGCATCTACTGCAACAAACTGCTGACAATTATTCCGAAGGTAAGGTGTTGAGCGATGCACAGATAGAAAATGTGGTAGAATCTGCAATCACCACTGGCTATCTACCCAAGGATAGTAATGCAGTCTACTTTGTGTTGACTTCAGCCGATGTTAATGCTAGTTCAGGTTTCTGTACCAAGTATTGTGCTTGGCACTCTAAGGCCAAGATTGGCGGCACTACTATCAAATATTCATTCATTGGAAATACTGACCGTTGTCCAAATGCGTGTTCTCCTCAGAATATTAGCCCCAATGGGAATGCAGGCGCTGATAGTATGGCTAATATGATAGCGCATGAATTGGCAGAAACTGTCACTGATCCTGAATTTAACGGTTGGTATGATAGCCGTGGTATTGAAAATGGAGATAAGTGTTCATGGACGTACGGTGCCGTTACTAAGTTACCGTCAGGCGCAAAGTACAACATGACACTAGGCAATCGTAAATTCTTGATTCAACAGAACTGGGTCAATGCAAATGGCGGTTATTGTGCATCTAGGTACTAAATTTGTGAAAAAACAGTTGACACATAGCTCATCTTGTGTTAATATATAACTCTCTACTAACTTAGGTTGAATCACCATGAAAAATTCTCATTTTGTTACTCCACGTACTTTGGCAGATTGCCAATTTACTGTAGGTTATTCCAATAGCTCAATTGCTGATTCTTCAATCAATCGGCTTAGCTCAATGCTATTCCCAGCAGCAGCTATTGTTATCTCTTTTCTTTTCCTGGTTATTGTTTGCGCTCTTTATCTAGCGTAATGAAATCTAGTATTATTAATACAAGATCAAGGCCTGGTAAGGTATTGATCTTGGTCCCTGTGTTAATTAGTATTATTGCTGTAGCAATATTAGTATTGAATTCTTTCTCTTAAAGGAAATATAATGTTTGAAACAATTGAAGTCCGTCGTGTCGCTAATGGATTTATTCTAGTGGTGACAACTGAGGATGACACTAAAGAATATGTTTACGATACTAGTCGTAAAGCATTGCGAGTTATTAAAGAATATCTAGAATCAAAATCAGAAATCATATAATAGGAATATAAATGGTAAAAAGAGTATTAATTACTGGCGGAGCCGGTTTCATCGCGCATCATGTAATTGATCGCATATTGACAAACACTGATTGGCATATCGTTAGCTTGGATAGATTGGACATTTCGGGTAACCTAAATAGATTACACGATATGCTGAAGATTCATGATCCAGTCATGATATCTAAGCGTATGCGAATCATTTTCCATGATCTGAAGGCAGAACTTAATAGTCAAATCATTGCGGATATAGGTCCCATTGATATCATCTTGCATTTGGCTGCAGGAAGCCATGTTGATCGCAGTATAACATATCCAATGGAATTTGTTCAGGATAATGTTATCGGTACAGTAAATATTTTGGATTATGCTAGGAAAAACTTGCCTAATCTAGAACGATTGGTATATTTTAGTACTGACGAAATCTTTGGAGTTGCCCCTGAAGGCGTTTCATATAAAGAATACGATCGGTATAATAGTACTAATCCATATAGTGCTAGTAAGGCAGCGGCAGAAGAATTCTGTGTGGCATATGAGAATACATACAAAATGCCTATTGTAGTCACCCATACAATGAATGTATTTGGGGAAAGACAACATTGTGAAAAGTTTATTCCAAGTACTATTCAAAAAGCACGGGATGGTGAAAAAGTCATTATTCATGCTGATCCTACTTGTACTCATGCCGGTACTAGAATGTATATCCATGCCCGAGATGTTGCGGAAGGATTGATGTTCATCCTAGGATTACAAAATTATAAACACTTGGGCGATTATGGTCATGCTCATTGCCCGAAATTTAATCTAGTAGGTACTGAAGAAATTGATAACCTTACCCTGGCAAAACTGATTGCTAGTGCAGTAGGTCGTGAATTGAACTACGAAATGACAGACTTCCATAGTAGTAGGCCTGGACATGACTTGCGATATGCACTAGATGGCGGACTATTGCGTAGTTTAGGATGGGAACCTACCATTAAACTAACTGAACGAATTACTGAAATGGTGCAATGGACTTTGGTGAATGATAGGTGGTTGCGTAAATGAATGACTATGCAGTATTGGTCACCAGTGCTGTAAATACTAAATTTGGTGTTTATAAAAATGATGTCCGATTAGCTCAAACCATTGCCACAATCAAAAGTGTCAAACAACAAATCCCCAATGCCACTATCTTTGTTTTAGAAATGGCAGGGGTTCCATTGACTACAGAGCAACAAGATGCATTAACTGCCGAATCAGATCATTTGCTTAATTTTACATCAGATGAGGATGTTGTCAATCTGTATAATAGTACTGACAACTGGGACATCGTTAAAAATGTAACTGAAGTACTTTGCTTCAGTAAAGCATTGAAAACTTTAAACAGTACAGGGCAATTGTCTCAATATAAACGCATATTTAAAATTAGTGGTCGGTATCTACTCACTGATGATTTTAACTTGCCATTTTATACTGACTACAAAAATCAATCAATGATTGTATTAGGATCTAAAAAGTCTAGTCAATTCCCTTTCAAAATAACTGAAACTGAATTCCAGTATATGAGTAGGCTTTGGTCATGGCCTCCAATCTTGACAGAAGAAATTATTCAGGCCTACGATAACAGCCTTAAATACATGAGTCAACGATTAGCAGCAGGTGGGTATGTTGATATTGAACATTGTTTGTATAAGTTCATTGATTCTGCTAAAATTGTTGGAAAAAGCCCATTGGGACTGATAGGTAACATAGCACCCAATGGGGTTGCAATTAAAGATTAATATGACCATTACGAAACTCAATTCTTGTTTAGCTTGCGGAAGTACCAATTTAAAATTGGTGTTAGACCTCAATGATCAACCCCTAGCCAATAACTTCTTAAATGATAAACAACAGCCTGAACCTCATTATCCATTGGCAGTCAATCTATGTCATAATTGCTGCCATTTGCAATTAACTGATGTAGTAGATCCTGCCTTAATATACACACATTATTTGTATGTAAGTGGAACAAGCAAGACCCAACGTGATTACATGGAATGGTTTGTGGGACTTGCGAATGAATATTTCATTACTCCTCCAGCAAGTGTATTAGACATTGGATGCAATGATGGTACACAATTAGATTATTTTAAGAAGTCAGGTGCGATAACATACGGAATTGATCCTGCTGAAAATTTATATCCTACCAGTAGTGTCAATCACAATATCATGTGTGATTTCTTTAATGAAGAAACTGCGCAACAATTTGCTGATAAATTTGGTAAAGTTGATTTGGTAGTTGCTCAAAATAGTTTTGCACATAATCCTGACCCATTGGGATACCTTACTGCATTGCGCAAGATTATTAATCCTGATGGATTGTTTATGATTCAAACAAGTCAAGCGGATATGGTCCTGAATAATGAGTTTGATACCATTTATCATGAGCATGTAAATTTCTACAATATTAATAGTATGCGTGAACTTTGTACACGGGCTGGATTTAATCTAGTTGATGTCCAAAAGACTCCCATTCATGGTACAAGTTATGTATTTGTTCTAAGTATCAATCAAAGTAAACCTAATCGTGTTGGTAATTTAATTGACCTTGAAAAACATAAGGGGTTGACTACTCCAGAGACTTATTATGATTGGAGTGAAACTGTTAATGCCACAGTCCAACAATTAAAAGTTCAATGTGAATTATTTCGCCGACAGGGATACAAATTGGTAGGATATGGTGCTGCTGCTAAGGGCAATACTCTATTAAATTTCGCTGACTTGCAATTAGATATGATTATTGATGATAATCCATTGAAACAAGGATTGTTTAGTCCAGGTAAACATATTCCTGTCGTTGGAATTGATACGCTTGGTAGAATTTCAGAACATCAACCAATTTTATTTGTCCCGTTAGCTTGGAATTTTTACACTGAAATCCGTAACCGTGTACTTAGTAAACGATCAGTTAGAAGAGACAAATTTATTAGATATTTCCCAGAGGTCAGAATTGAATGAAACCCTTAAAGGTCGTGTATCAATGTTGCGATTTGCCAGGTAGTCAGAAGCAAAGCATTGAGCAAATAAACAGACTGCTAAAATCTGATTTAGTAGATAATGCAACTATATTTTTGAGCCTAAATGGTGATTTGACTAAGTTTTTAGAATTAGTTAAATTAGTTGAAGGGCGAGATAATATACGCATAGTACATTCAAGTGATCGTAGCGATTTAATGGAATGGCCTACTTTATCACTAGTTAAATCATTGGGTGATAATGCTACCGAGAGTGAATATATATTATATTTCCATTTGAAAGGTATTACTCATATCGGTAATCACGGTATTCATGATTGGCGTAAATACATGGAATATTGGCATATAGATCGCTGGCGTGATTGTATTGCTAAATTAGATGAAGGGTTTGACACAGTAGGAACAAACTACATAGATAAACCTTTTGTGGGAATAGATAAGAAACAATGTTTATGGCCGCATTACAGTGGTGGATTTTGGTGGGCAAATAGTGATTACGTTAAACGACTTACTCATTTACCTCATCCTGATGATTATGTTATGGGATCAAAAAGCATGTATACAGGATATACAATAGACAAGAATACTTATAGATTTGACCATGAGGCTTGGATAGCGTCAGGTAATCCAAATTATTGCCAGATTAGTAGTACCCCTGGTGGAACAAAAGGTTATCCAGGCTGGCATTATCACCATACTTACCCGGAACATATATATAAATGAGATTTCATATTTTAGGCCTGCCGCATACAGTATCAAGCAAAGAGTATAATGCTTGTGCCTACACACAAAAAGTTGTAAAATTCGGAAAAATGATGAAAGCCCGTGGGCATACCATCATTCATTACGGTCATGAAGAATCCGATCTTATATGCGATGAACATGTAACGGTAGTCAATAACAGTGACTTGGAAAAAGCATACGGTAATTATGATTGGCGTAAAAACTTTTTCAAGTTTGATGTTAATGATCATGCTTATCAAACATTTTATAGAAATGCCATAGCAGAAATTGGTAAACGCAAACAACCTGGTGATTTCTTATTGCCATTTTGGGGATATGGTCATAAAGCAATCTGTGATGCTCATCCTGATATGATCATAGTTGAACCTGGTATTGGTTATGCTGGTGGACACTTCGCTAGATTTAAAATCTTTGAAAGTTATGCTATCTATCATGCTTATTATGGTTTACCAGCAGTAGGTTCATGTAAACAAGATTGGTATGATGTTGTTATTCCAAATTACTTTGAAATTGAAGATTTTGAATTTAAACCTGAAGAAAAAGAAGACTATTTTCTATTTCTAGGTAGAGTATATGATGGTAAAGGTGTTAATGTAGCTATTCAGGCTACTGCTGCTATTGGTGCTAAATTAAAAATTGCTGGTCAAGGTAGTTTATCTGACATGGGATACACAGAAACTCCATCTCATGTTGAATTTATTGGATATGCTGATGTACCTACTAGAAAACAATTAATGAGCAAAGCAAAAGGTGCATTTGTTCCTAGTATGTATGTTGAACCATTTGGTGGAGTTCAAATTGAATTACTCCTAAGTGGAACTCCTACTATATCTACTGATTGGGGATCATTCGCTGAAAATAATATACATGGACTTACTGGATATCGTTGCCGTACATTTGAACAATTTACTTGGGCAGCAAAAAATATTGATAAAATTGATCCTCATAATTGTCGTAAATGGGCAGTTGATAACTTTAGTTTAGACCGAGTTGCTCTTATGTATGAAGAATATTTCCAATCTGTTAAAAATATTTATGGTGGAAAAGGCTGGTATGAAGTCAATGATAGTCGCACAGACCTAGATTGGCTAACGAAATACTACCCATAAACTGATGAAACTGATAGCGTGATGTTGTGTAAAAGCAACATCACGCTTACCTTTTTGTTGACAGGTCCTGTTGATGTGCTATAATGTGTTCTTACAGTGAGCAACAAGGGGAACAAATCATGATCCAAGCAATCGTTATCGGTACTGATAGCCAACGCATCACAGTTTTGGAAGGCTCCAACGCTGCCGAAGCTGAAAAAATGGCAAAAGAATTCATTTCCAAGGCTGGATTAAAGTTCATCACTCACATCTTCAGCATGGGCCAATACCGCGTTTGGGCTGAATAACCACACGGTTGACTTGGTTATTTTTCGGTGCTATAATAGCTTTATACAGTGATTAGGAGATCAATATGAACGCAAAGGACTCTACCATGTTTGAATTCACTGAATACCAACTGGGAATCATCCACGATATGATGGAGTTGAACGGCGGCTTCGTTCGCCCGGCCTATCGCTGGTATAATGAACTGCATGAAAGCACTGGTATCAACACCTTTGATGTTGAGGACTGGGTGATAGAATTCTACAATGCTTACAACAAAATTTACCCAGGCACGTATTAAGGCTTGACAACACCTGACAAGGTGTTATAATGTACTTACTTTAACGCAACAGGGGTTCAAGATGGGCTACAAAGTCATAGCAGACAAGTTCCAAATGGATGAAATGCGTACAAAGTACGGCCCTAGGAAAGGTCTTGAAGGTCCCTTCAATTTTAGTGGGCGAGTGTTGTATTATGACAACATAGAGGGCCAGTATTACTGCCCTCGCAGCGATTTTTATGTTGAACAGGACGAAATGGACCTTATCAACAGTCGGTTCATGGACATTCTGAGCAAATAACCACACGGTTGACTCGGATATCGGTCTGTGCTATAATGTGTTCTTACAGTGAGAAACAAGGAGCGAACATGAACAAACAATGCTTCATCAGATTCTATCAGGACATGCACGTTCTCTATGACGAGCGTTATATCAGACTCTCCTTGTTCAGGTTTGAAGATGGGGATCTGTGCTGTCATCTAGGCGGGCCTGTTGGCTGGGAACTCAGCTACACAGGTCCCGAAGCTGAGGACAAGTTCAATGCCGTGTTGGCCCTGGACCGTGAGCTGACCTGGGAAGACCTCAAAACTTTTGGCTTCACCCAATACGGTTGACAAGTACATTATACAGTGATTAACAAGGAGCTTGAAATGAGCAACGAATTCAAAAGCTGGGACGACATGACCGCGCTTGAGCAGGCTGCTACTATTTATTCAGATATGTACAAAGATGCTTACGGCTTTCGCCCGCGCGGTATCAACACTGACTCCTGGACTGAGGCTCAATTCAACGATGCGTTGGATGAGTTAGGGCGTGTTATCGAGGCCAGCGAAACCGCTCGCAAGGAAGATGAGGCTGCGGCAATCCTCAAGTTTGAGGACAGTGTGACCAATCTCATGCACACAGGTACCAACCGTGCGCGGGTCATTGCTTGGTTGCTGCAGGAAGCTGATGCTGAAGATGATCCTGAATACTTCTGCTACAAAAAGGGTCTCCCCTACAATTATTTTCACAATGTGAAATAACCACACGGTTGACAAGTGTATTATTCGGTGCTATAATGTGTTCTTACAGTGATTAAAAGGAGTTTGACATGGCTTATGTGAACCAAGCAACCAAGACCAAAATCGCCCCCAAGATCAAGGCCATCTGCGCCAAGTACAAGGTCAAGGGATCACTCTCCATCCGCCATCATTCCACTTTGGTGCTGACCATCAAGTCTGGGGCTATTGATTTCATCGGTAACGGCAATGAAACTTGCGGCCAGGATCCTTATCAAGCCGGGCGAGGGTTCGCGCCCAACACTTCGGGGTATGAACAGGTTAACCCCTATCACTATGGTAGTCATTACTCGGGTAAGGCCAAGAAGTTTTTGCAGGAAGTTCTTGCTGAAATGAAGGGTGCAGATTGGTATGATAATTCTGACGCACAAACTGATTATTTTGACACTGCATATTATGTAGATGTCAACATCGGCAAGTGGAATCAACCGTACGCTCTTTCTGTTTAAGGAAAAATCATGAAGTTTATTTTTTGGATCGCATTTTTTGTATTTTTAATCGCAATTGGGCCACTGCTGACCATCTGGGCATTGAATACGCTATTCCCAGCATTGGCAATTCCATATTCAATGGAAACATGGGCAGCAGTTGTGATTCTAGGTGGAATTATTTCAGCTAAGGTCAATGGTAAGTAATACAAAGGCATATCATGCAAGTTCAAGTCCGTGATTACAGATGGGATAAGCGTCATCTTTGGTTCATAGATGTTCCTGAATTCACTGTGTATGAAGGGACTGAAGTTAAGCCTGGCAAATGGGAAAATCCTGAGGAAGTTCTCTGTATCACTACTGGTAATCCTAACTTCCCAGTCCGTAGCATCCGTAGGCAATACATTGTTTCCATTGATGGTGCTGATAGCAAGCCAGTTGAGTCAAGTGTGCGGCAGATCAAGATTCCAGGTAGCAAGCCAGGTAGTGAATATATTGTAACTGTCAGTGGTGGTAAATACCAATGTACTTGCACAGGATTTGGATTCCGTAGGACCTGCAAACATTTAGCAATGGCTAAGTAAAGAGAAACATCATGAATTTTAGGTTTTGGGTTCAACAAATTTGGTATGAGCATCTTGCTGAAGTTGAGGCCTGGGGAATCCCCAATCCAACTTACAATGTGACTGAATATTTTCAAAAATATCGTTGGTGGCTTCGGCGTGAATGGCGGCATCAGCAATCGGTTGGGCAATAATAATGCTACCAATTGAAATTAGACTTCAGGAATTAATGTTACCTATTGAGCGCCAAATAATGATGTGCAATGACACAACTGAAATGATGCTGTTGTGTTTTGGTATGATGAACAAGGCCAAATTAATTCTGGATGCCCAGTGGGGCGAAGAAAAACGCAAAGAATTGTTCAGGGAACACACTTAAACTGTGTAAACTGATTGTTGTTTTTCAGCAACAGCTAATAACCACACGGTTGACAAGGGTATTATTTGCTGCTATAATGTGTTCTTACAGTGATTAACAAGGGGTTTGAAATGCTTAACACAATCAATGACTTCATTCTGCGGGTTGAAACTTTGAGCGACATTGCTGATGCTTTCAATGTTTTTGAAACTGAATGTTCAAATTACCTCCGTGGTTCAATTTATCTGTTCGCTGATGAGGGCGAACCCGAACCATTTCGTGCTGCGATGCACAATCTGGGCTTTGATTCTTACTAAAAGGACCGACAAATGACCAAGCAAAACCAAACCATTTCCTCCACTGGCGGCAAGATTGTCAAGACTGCCACTGGCCTGATCCACTACTCGGGCAAGGCGTACAGCGGCAAGTCTGTTGAAGCTGAAAAGAAACCCTCCAGGCAGTAAGGTCTTTGCTTGACAGCACCCGAACAAGGTGCTATAATATCTTCTTACACACTGACACATTGGAACAAATTATGTCTAGCAACGCTTTCATTCGTATCAAGACTGGCGCATATCGTGGCATCAACGCTGCTGGCATGGTCTTCGCCCTGGTTGAACAATATCGTAAAACGGCAAAGGGTGGGCATGTCACTGTCAAGAATGGTGGCAACTTCCCTGGTTATACTGATGAGGTCCGTATCAAAGTGACAGGTCCTGCTGCTTATGAATTTGCTAACGAAAGTGATTTGACTGTGCCGAATACTTCTGCTGCTGAATATATGGAAGTTCCATGTACGCAAAATGATGAAGAGCGTATGGTTGAAATTGCCGAGCGTTTTGCTATTCTGACTGATATGACCAAAGCGGCAATCTCTGGTGAGATTCGTGCGATGATTGTTTCGGGTCCCCCAGGAGTTGGCAAAAGCTACATCATTGAAGATGAAGTTGGCAAGGCTACATTGTTTGACCAATTGGCAGGAAAGCGTCTTCGTGCTGAAGTTGTCAAGGGCAGTGCTACTGCTCTCGGACTGTACATGACACTGTATAAGTATTCGGATGCCAATAGTGTCCTGGTATTTGATGATTGTGATTCTATTCTGACTGATGATGTTAGCCTGAATCTGTTGAAGGGCGCACTTGACTCTGGCAAGAAGAGGAAGATTTCTTGGTTGTCTGACAGTCATGCTCTTCGTCGGGATGGTGTCCCTGATAGCTTTGATTTCAAGGGCTCAGTTATCTTCATTACGAATCTGAAGTTTTCGGGAATGAAGAGCCAGAAGCTTAAGGATCACTTGGATGCTCTGCAATCTCGTTGTCACTATCTGGACTTGACTCTGGATACCATGCGTGACAAAATCTTGCGTATCAAGCAAATTGCCCGGGATGGTGAATTGTTTGCTGACTATGAATTTGAAGAAGGTGCGCAAGAAGAGCTTATTGCATTCATGGATGCCAACAAGTACAAGTTGCGTGAAATGAGCCTGCGTATGGCAACTAAGTTGGCCGATCTGCGCAAGAGCTTCCCGAATCGTTGGGAAGCAATGGCTCGCGCCACTTGCATGAAAGAAATTTAATTTCAGGGGCATTGTCAATAAGACCCTATCTAATAAGATCAATTATGACTATAGGATATAACACCATTTTAAGATTGAATCGTGCAGCAGAAAATGCAAAAGCGTTAGGATTTAAGTTTGGCCCTACTAGAATCGGATCGTCAGATGCATTATCACTATATCCAAATGATGATGCATTGCCAAATTATACTAGGGATGCTGAATTGTTTGCGGGTGAGCTTTCTCAAGTTGAATCCTTTCTTGCTGGAGTCCTTTGGTCAAGACAATATCTGAGTATGTTGGGTCTTGTTAGTATTTCAAAAATTGATCGTAAAGAACAGAATGTACGCCACCGAAAATTGCTGGCACTTTTAAACAAGGCCGCATGATGACTAAAGAAGTTTTTTACCGAAAAGTTGGTCGCAATTATATTGCCATCAGTGAGTACGATAGCGATTACAGTCACAGTTTTCGTGAAGGAGCACACTTGGTAGTTTGTATACCTAAGGGTCAAAGTCGGCTGTTCAATATTGAACCAGAATTTGCTCCAATGATTGCTGCTGGTGTATTTGCCAGGGAAGCAATTGCAACAGTTATTGTTAAAGCCACTGACATTAGGCCTAGTAAGACTCCATTAACTCCTGCTCAACTTAACGCTTGGAATGCCTTATCAAAAGCTTTCGGAGAAGAAAACCATCATCTTCTATGGCCTAGTGCATATGAGGCATCAGAAGCAGCAGTAAAGGCTTTACAAGATGAGGCAAATGTGTTATTATCTAATCCAGCAGTGCGTAGTTCTTACGAACACTTCATGCTAATGTGTAAACTTTCAAAGGAAGAAAAATGATTACTCTCAAAGACTTTTGCGAAACAGTTAATTATCGTATCACCGAAGGATCAGCTTTCGGATGGAATTGCTATGGTAGCAATGCATATACACTTGACTCATGGGATGGCAATCAAGAAGGACACAATATTAGTGTGGTTTTTGATACCGTCACACAAACCGTATACGAAATGTCAGCATATGATTACACCCGCAATCGTGCTTATCGGTGGATCAATCCAGACTTTATTGAGTTTTATCGTACTGAAGCAAAGCAACGGAATATTTCGTTCACTGATTTTGGATCTACTTCATCAACTGAAGAGGCCTGGGAAGGGGTCAATTATACCACACTTGAGGTCCCTGATGATTTTCTAGAGAAAGCATCAGCCATTGTTAATGGAGAAGACTACAGTACCAATGTTAGTGTACCGATTGAACTCCCAGATGACGAACTTTTTATGTTGATGAAGATCGCCCATGAGCGAGACATTACATTCAATCAACTAGTTGAACAAGCATTAGTTGTAGCAATTGAAAGATATGAACGAGATGATTCTTTTTAAATTAGAAATCAAAAACCCTTTTGTAAAGTACAATAATTTTAAACATATCTTTGGTTTCTCTGGTAATCTTATCAAGAATAAGGCTTGGGAAATAGAAGCATATCGTTTTGGAAGCCTTTTCTTTAAAGTAGCAATTGAACTAGAATGGACAGGGTCTGATCACGCCGGACCAAAGATTGAAGTTGCATTGTTTGGGTATTTAATTTCTGCTCAAATATATGACACTCGTCATTGGGATTACACACATGAATGTTGGAAAACATACTAGGAGATATAAATGGCTAAAGTAGGATTATCTTTTTCACGCTGTGTCCTTGATATTGTTGAAGGACGAGTAGACATTGATGATGTCCTTGTCGTTATCGGTCGGACTGATTTTGATCCGCATGATGATATACACTGGACTACAATTTGGCTGGGATATGGTGGCGGTGGATACGAAGTTGACACTTCAAATGCTGGGCTACGTATGGCATTTTCTGGTTCTAATCCTGAATGGGCTGGCTATACAGATAAGGATGAAGCTAAGTTCCGAACTGTTGCAATGCAATTGTGGGATGACGGCAAGTTCCATCAACCTCGCAAGTTTGGGGCATATCCTCAACGACGGCCTGAATTTTGGCTAGAGACTTGCTTGCCGGATAGTGAGCTAGAACGAAATCCTTCTGCTAAGAAAGCATGGGAACAATTTCAGATCATTTCTGGTCTAGCTGGCATTCATCTTGATAAGACATATAAGTAAACTATGTAACTGATCACAAATACTCGGCTCAGTCCGAGTATTTTTTTTGGTACAACCAAACATGAAACTAAAAATATTAGCATTTGTTGAAGACTACTTGGAGTGCATGTCTGGGAAAGTAAACTGGAAAGTATACCTATCCAGCACTCCACTTGTCAGGTTGGCAAGGTATGATACCAATATATTAAATAGTCTAGCTAACCAAACAATGCAAGGTACAGCATTGACGGACCGTCAGGCTGAATTGGCAATGACGATGCTATCAAAATACCATCGCCAATTACTTAAACTTGGTATTGATACTGCTCATCATATCACTAATCCGGTATATAGATTACCTTTAAGGGTAGTGAATAGAAATAAAACAGTTGAAATTATAAACAATAGTATCATTGTAAAATTTCCTTTTTCTCCGTCGGTTGTTGATCAAATTTCTACCTATTCAAAAAATAGTCCTGGTAAAGTGGAGTTCAACAAAACATCCAGGCAGTGGGAAATAGCAATAACAGAACCTAATCTGTATTGGGTAGAAGATTTTGCCAATGAACTTTCATTTGAAATTAGTGATGATTTCAATTCCTTGATGGAAGAAATTACTAAATGTGACGATGCAGATTATGCGATTAGGTTACAACATAAAAATGGTTCATTAAGTATAGACAATGCTACTGCAAGTTTAGTTGAATATATAAACACATCATTGGGTGGATTTGAACTTGATAATCTATTAACACTAGTAGATCATGCCGCAGTGCTTGGATATACAACAGAGCAATCACTAATCAATACAGTATCTAGCAATATTAAAATTGTTGATGACTTACTTCTTGGACGGGAACTTAATATTACTACAGTGACAGGAGATGAACTACTAGATGTTTTTAAGTATGCTGAATTAGTAAATAGATGGCCGGTGTATGTATTTGATGCTATTCCAGGATCAGGAACATTAGAAAAATTAAATACTCTGTTTTCACCAGAGCAAGTCAAGATTGTATCAAGTAAAGAAACCTTTCAACCGGTACCACCTGATATCAAGTGTGTATATCTTACCCAATGGAATTTGCAATGGGAAATTAAAATTCCCTTATTGATAGCTACCAGTACAATGATGTGGGGTGCTAAGAAACGGCACATAGTTCAATGTGCTACCAAGGTTGTATATTATTCAAAAATAGTATATAATCAAGACTAACAGAAATTTAAACAATATGCCAACTTGTGTTTTAGAAATTGCGGACGAAACTAATGTAAAGATCAAGGGTCTTGATTTAGATACCCGGAAGAAATTAGTTGCTAAGTTTAAATTTGATGTACCTGGTGCCCGATATCTTCCTGCAGTTCGGCTAGGCCGTTGGGATGGAAAAGTTTCCTTTGTTCAACTAAGCGGATCAACTTATATCAATCTATTGCCTCAGATTCTGCCAATGCTTGAAGCAGCAGGATATGATATTGAAATTGAAGATACTAGAGACTATGTTACTCAATTTGAGTTTGATTCAATCACTGAGGATTCCTTTGCTCATATAAATTGGCCTGCAAAACATGCAGCAGAAGGTAAACCAATTGTATTACGAGATTATCAAGTAGCAGCAGTTAATCAATTTTTGTCTACTCCACAATGTATCAATGTCTTAGCAACTGGATCAGGGAAAACTTTAATTACGGCAGCAATGAGTTACAGTGTTCAGAAACATGGTCGGTCAATTATCATTGTCCCAAACAAAACACTAGTAGTTCAAACTGAATCTGATTATCGCAATCTTGGATTAGATGTAGGTGTATACTTTGGTGATAGAAAAGAGATTGGCCGAACTCATACTATTTGTACCTGGCAAAGTTTGAATGTAATTTTAAAGAATACCAAGAGTGGTGAAGGTGATACCATAAGCATTGGTGAATTTATTGAAGATGTAGTGTGTGTTATTGTTGACGAAGCCCATTCATGTAAAGCCTCAGCATTACAAACTTTATTGACTGGTGCTATGGCAAAGATTCCATTACGATGGGGTCTTACTGGAACTATTCCTAAAGAACAACATGCTGCATTAACATTGACTTGTACATTAGGACCAGTTGTTGGATATTTAGGTGCAAGTCAATTACAAGACATTGGTGTATTGGCGAATTGTAAAATTAACATTTGTCAATTAGTAGATCATGTTGAATTCAGGGATTATCCAAGTGAGCTTAAATACCTATTAACCAATGAAGACCGATTAAAGCACATTGCCAGTATGATTAACCAGATCAAAGATACTGGTAATACATTGGTGTTAATGGATCGTGTTGAGCCTGGAAAGATATTAGCTGAACTTATTCCTGATAGTGTGTTTATTAGTGGTGCTACGAAGTTAACCGACCGACGATCTGAATTTGATGAGATTGCAGACAATGATAACAGGGTATTGATTGCAACATATGGAATTGCAGCAGTAGGTATTAATATTGTGCGTATTCACAATCTTATACTTATTGAACCTGGAAAGAGTTTTGTCCGAGTTATACAAAGTATTGGACGAGGGTTACGAGTTGGGCATGATAAAAATCATGTAGAGATTTATGATATTACCAGTACCTGCAAGTTTGCCAAACGGCATCTTACCAAGCGTAAAGAGTTTTACAAAGAAGCAAATTATGAATTTAATGTTCAGAAAATAAATTACATAAAATAACAAAAGGAAAATTGTGCGGATATTAAATTTAGAAACAAACAAAGCGTATGACATGACGGATATACCAGACGAAATTGATGATATTCGTTTTTGTGTATTAGATAATTCAGACCCGAAAAATCCAGATTATTTTTATATCCCTCTTATTTTCTTGGAAAGTTTTAACAGTCCTGCATTAGTATTAAAGATTGGCAATTGGACATTGAAGATGCCGGTTGATTGGCAGATTTTGATTGGTGAACCTGATGCTGGAGATTTAGAAGTAGTTCCTCTGACTAGTATTAATGACCGAGGGTTTAGTGCATTTTGTTTTAATCCTATTAGTAGTTTCAGGCCTGAATTTGCCCCATTGGAGATAGTTGACATATATCAAGATGTAAAGTGGTATTTTCCAAAATTAAAGCCTGGACAAATGCTTGCAGTTCCTGTAGAATCTGGAACAGACAAACCATTATGTGTATTTTTTGTAAAGGAAATAAGCCGAGTAAGTGAAGTAGTGGACTTCAGCAAAGCCTGGTAAAATATATGAGCGATAAGTTAACGATACGAAGTGAAATGCGGGCCTTTGATATGAAAGACCGTGAATTTTATGATAGTCTTAGTGATGAAGAACGCAAGAAGTTTAGTACTTTTCTTATGCTCAAATATGGTGGAAATGTTGAGGGTAGTTATGATCTTCAGGCCTGGTATTTGAGGGCACATAATGAACGAGTCAACATGAACTTTTTTGATATTGGGAAGCAGCCTAAACTACAATGGTTGACATGTACTACTGTTAGTCCTGAACTAGGCCCACAGAATCATTATTGGCTTAATGTAGTAAAGAAGAAAGAAGGTCTTAGTAAAGTACATAACTTTTTATCTAAGCTGTATCCGGCGATGAAGAAGTCTGATATTGAATTGATGGCGAAATTGAATACTTTAGCAGACCTCAAAGAAATGGCGAAACAACTTGGATGGGATGCTAAACAAATAAAAGCGGAACTATGATCAACCAAATTATTGCGGAGTGGCAAAAGAGTACTATGACGAAAGCTGAACAAGCATATACCTGCCGACACTGCAATAAATCTTTCACTAAAGAAACTACCTTAATTTCACATATGTGTGAGAAAAAGCGTAGGGCTCAACAAGAGAAAGAAATTGGTGTTCAATGGGGAATGCAAGCCTATATGAAATTCTATGAAGTTACACAAGGGTCTACTAAAAGTAAAACATATCAAGACTTTGCCAGTAGTTCATATTATATTGCGTTTGTTAAATATGGGAGACATTGTGTTGATATTAAATGTACCAATTTCATATCATACACAACCTGGTTATTAAAGAACAATAAAAAACTAGACCAATGGTGTCATGACAAGTTTTATGAAGAATGGCTAAGAGATTATGCCAAAAAAGAATCAGTGCAAGATGCACTAGAACGAGCCTTAAAGGAAATGAATGAATATGCTGAATTACACCCCGAACTTAAAAATGGTTATGTTGATTATTTTAGGTATGCTGGTATTAATGGGATATGCCATCGCATATCAACTGGTAGAATTAGTTCTTGGATTGTGTATAACTGTGAATCGGGAATTGAGTTTCTTAGTAAACTTAATCAAGAACAAATTGCGATAATAATGCCGTGGATTGATCCTGATCATTGGCATAAACGATTCAAAGATAATCCGCAAGATGTTGAATGGGCTAAATCAATATTGAGGGCGGCAGGACTATGAATTTCAATAGTGATGTAGACATTGATTTTCCTGACCGCCAACAAGTTTTAAATGTAATAAAACATATTGGTGCTAGTATCATTAAAGATGGTAATAAAACATCCCACAATACAGGAATATATGTTACTGAGATTCCTCATGACCCAATTAACAATAGAGCTACAATAGATTACCATGATGCAGAGGAGCGTGGATACATTAAGTTAGATTTTCTTAATGTTGGATTATATTCTCAAGTTAGAGATGAGAAGCATTTAAATGAATTAATGGAACAAGAACCTCCTTGGCATAGATTATATGAGAAAGAGTTTTGTGCTAGATTGAGTCATATTGGCAATCATTATGATATTCTATTACGAATGCCTGAAGCAGTTAATACTATTGCTAGATTGGCGATGTTTTTAGCAGTTATTAGGCCTGCGAAGAGGCATTTAATAGGATTGCAGTGGAATGAAGTAGCGAAGACAGTATGGGAGAAGACAGATGAGAGTTATTCATTCAAAATGTCTCATAGTATTTCGTATTCACATTTGGTAGCAGTACATATGAATCTTATTAATGAAGAGGTTAATCAACTTTTCTAACTAGTATTATTGATCTTCGTTTTGATCTACGGGACGCCAATTCTTTTAAAGAAGTTTGGGGTCCCATTTTTATTTCTACATCTCTACTATTCATTGATTTAACGCTGAATTTAAATTCGGCCCAATCTTGTTTAAGAAACAAATTGATTGGTATAGTGCGTTGACATTCCCACCACCATTGCTCACCTAATTCCAAGAACCTAGTTTTTTGGTCTGAATCTTTCAATGTACCAAAGTCATATATAGTTGTTATCTGTTCGTCTGCATTTTGTATAATGCCAATGTAATCATTACCACCGTAGGTGATGTAAGTAATAAATGGGTATTTAGTTAACAACTGTTTGATTTCTTCCACGCGATTTTATAAATATGTTATAAGAGACCCAATATGCAGGCCATTCAAACATATTTATACAGTAATAAAATAGTGGTTCAGATTCTGGACACGACTATATTTAAAGTAAGGAACAGACAAGTGTACAGCAGACCCATTAAAATTTATCAAGGTATAGATAATCCTATACAAGTGGTAATTAAAAATCAAGATCAAAAAGCCGTGAATTTTACTGGTTACATCATGCAAGCCGACATACAAGATCCGGTTAATAAAGTAACTGCAGAAAGTATTGCAGTAATTATGTCAAATATTGCACTAGGTCAAGGATCATTCATCATAAGTGGTGATATTGCTAATAATTTAGAACAACGATTTTATAAACTAACATTTAAAACAATACGAGTAATTGATAATGCAGAATCTCCAGCGTATGTTGATGATAATTATGGTGTACCACTTGATTTAGAAGTATTGCCCGCGTATTATGCAACCACCAGTGGGACACCTGGTGTAATTGAAACTGTATTAGATGGAGGAACCATATT